TTTTAATTTAATAAAATGATATAATGCTAATATGTGTACAACCGTAGAAAAATTTGGATCCGACCCCGCCACCCTTAAATGGCAAATAATTCGTGGAGACTCTTCTCTGATAAGAATTGACTTTTTACAAAACGACGAAACAACACATTACGACACAACAGGATGGACTTACCTTGCCTCCGCATATGACCCTAAAACCGATATAATCGACCCTCTAACGGTCGTTTCAGGCTCAGGGTATGTCCAGGTAAAGGTAGACCCAAGTTTGTCTGCTTTTTGGGGCTCTACGTACCGTTCTAGCGTTGCAGAACTTATGTTTGACTTAGAAGTAACTATCGACGACACAGTTTGGACACCAGTTATAGGAACCATCACAGTTCTTGGTGACATCAGTGGTACCTTATAATGCCAGTTATAAAAATTTCAAATGTTAAAAATGATTTACCGTCCGTTATAAAAATAACAGACTCAACAGGCTCAGAAAAAATCGTAAAGATAACAAAATAAGGAGACACTATGGCAATAACACGTAACATGGGTTTTCCTATACAAGAAAAACAAAAGATCGATGCTGTTAATCAAGAAACCCCACAATTACAATTTTTACCAGTACCAGGTCCACAAGGATCTCCAGGACCACAGGGTGCAATGGGTCCTCAAGGAACTCAAGGCCCTAAAGGTGACAAAGGTGACAAAGGTGATGCTGGAGCAAATGGCAAAAATGGAAAAGACGGTAAAGATGGAGAAAGTTATTTTCCAGTTTACAAACAAAAGCCAGGTTGGGCTAGTTACGAAAGCAAAACTCTTAAAACTTTTAGCATAGACCCATCTAGAGGCGATAATGGATGGCACGATATTTTTATAAACAAAAAGGACATTATTAAAAATCATGATTTTCTTCCACCCAATTGCAATGGTTTATATAATGAAGAATCAAGAGCGTTTACTTTTAGAGGTTTAGAAATAGGATCTGTTGTAAAAATATCATATAACTTGTCATTGGAAACTTTTATTAATAATACCGAATTTTGGCTTGCTACCGTGTATCCAGAATTAGATAAGTCTGTTTTGACCATGGTTGGATCTTTTAAGTATCAAGGAATTTTTGATTTAAATGTTGATCAAACCATACACGTAGAAGATAAAGTCACATGGTTTAATTTTTGTAGACCATACGTTAAATCTGATTTTTTAACAAACCTAGTCGTAAAAAAAATATATGTATCAGTTTCATAGCATGATATAATGAACTAGGAGGGTTTATGGCATTTCCAGGTACATATAACATTAATTATTATAAGGGTGACCGTTATGAATTTGTTATATACCCCAAAGATGCTGCAGGCGACACTTTTGACTTAACAGGATATACCTCTGCTTTTTCCATCGCTGACTCAACTGGACCAACTCCAGACGAAGGCCCATTTGCAGCAAGTGCAGTTATTAGCAACGCTAAAGATAAAATTACTTGTGTAATATTACCAGAATTAGGTGCAGATAATCTAGATGCAGGAACCACATACTATTACGATGTTCAAGTATCAAACGGAGTAGAAGTTGTTTACACGCTTCTAAAGGGAACAATTACTGTAACAGCAGATGTAACTGGTGCATAATGGCTGATGTAGTCTTAACCACCGACGAACTTTTAGTATTAAGCGGACCAAGTAGCGTAAACGTAGAAGTTGACTTTGGACCTGAAGGTGAACGTGGAAGTTTATTTTTTGTTTCAGTAGGAAATCCAAATACAACACTTATTGGACAAAACCCAAAAGCAAAAGATTTGTGTGTTAATGTTTTAAAAACAGATAATGAATACTCATATGTTTATCAGTACAATTCTGATGGTGCTAACGGATTTCAATGGTACCCAATAATTAAATTAAACCCACTTCAATACAATAAGATTTTAACTGGAACATTTGTTGATGGATCTAAAGTCTTTAATATTCCTGTAAATTATATTGTTGATGAAGAAACTTCTCAAACCTTAACAAGTGCAAATTTTAACATTACTTACAGTATTCCAAACGAAAACCCAATAGCGTCTTCTATAGAAGTAGGTTCTTTTACAAACGACCCAGTAAGTGGATTACAGGTAATTCCAGTAACGGTAAATGCTGTTGAATATGCTAGTTCTACCTGGCAAAATTTAGACGGTGTAAAAACGGTTCATTTTGTAATATCTATCGTGGTATAATGATGAAGGTGATGAACAATGGCTGATGTTAGCATAGGAAATATATATTCCACTAAAGTTCCAGGCTATGAAGATGCCGCAGATATTCAGACTGCTCTGAGAGCATACCATTACGGCTCAAGCACATATGATGAAACAAACAGCAATACTGCTGCATTAGTAAATCCATCAATTGCATACCATTTAAAAAACATTCAAGACTCAATTGATGCATTAGAGGCATTAGGAACAGGTTCGGTTGTTTCAAACACACAACCAACAACAGTTCAAGAAGGATTATTATGGTTAGACATAGATTCAACACCAGGAAACACACCAGTAAACCCAACAGCAATTTATACAGCAATAGAACCATCAACACCAACAGATGGAACCCTTTGGGTAGTAAAAGGATCTAGCCCACTTGAAATGAAAATTTATAATTCAGCAACTTCCGATTGGGATACCATAGGTGCATAATGTCTGATAACATAGTTTTAAAAGAAATTGCAATTGCAAAACTAGTTGCACTAGGTTTAACAGAAGAAGAACTTAAAGCAATAGGAATCGGTGAATAATGGCGTCATTAAATACTACTGGTAAAACAGCATACGTTTACGATCAAGAAACAGACACATTTTACGCACTTGGTGCAAACACAAACACTGCTGCAAATTATATTTGGTCTGGAACACAAGAATTTCAAAACAATGTTACATTTGCAGATACCAATGCAGTAATTACTGCTAAGGCTGGAATAAACAACTTTTTAAATCCTGCAGCAAGAGATGCAGCATTATCTGCACCAGTAAGAGGAACAGTTTGTTTTGTTAGACAAACCGCAGGTGCTGTAGCAATTAATGATTTACAATTTTATAATGGAACTAATTGGATATCTTATGGTGGTTTGGTTACTTTTAATAAGCAGGCTGGTAGCGGAACACAAAATTATGATTTAACATTAAATGATATTGGTCAAAGTATAACTTTTGATTCTACAGGAGCATGGACAGTAACTATTCCACCTAATTCAAGTATTGCTTTTCCAATAGGATCAGAAATAGATGTTTTTAGAATGAATACTGGGTCTGTTACATTTGTTGCAGGTGCAGGAGTTACTTTAAATAGTAAAAATACAAATAAAGCAATTGCAGCAAGGTACTCAGGTGCATCCTTGTTTAAGTTTGATACAAACACCTGGCTTCTAGTCGGCGACTTGATCGCATAGGGGTTTGCTATGGCATTATTTGGAAAACTAGTTAAATACGTTGTAAAAAAAGGAATGAAACTGGTTCCTAATTTTATTGGAAGAACAAGTGCACAGGCTCAAGCAGATGTTGTATCTGAAGGTTTTATTTTAGGTAATGTAACCACTACAGTTTCTGGAGAACCAACAGAACTTGCAAATGATGGAAAAGTTGTTGAACAAATTCCAGCAGTAACAACACCAGCAGATTATGAAGCACCTGTTGATTTGACCGTAAGACAGTTTAGTTTTACACCATTTGGTGTATTTGGATTTTCCCCATTTCAAGTATTTGGGTTTTCACCTTTTAACGTTTTTGGATTTTCACCATTTAACGTATTTGGGTTTTCGCCTTTTAGAGTATTTGGATTTTCACCAACTACATATGGAGTTACGCCTACTCCATATTGCATAGATGAAAATACACCAGTACTAACTAAAGAAGGATATAAGTTAGCAAAAGATATAGTTGTTGAAGATATATTAATTACTAAAACTTTTGACAGTTTACCTATAACAAACCACGAAGGATTAAAATCTTGGTCAGGTAATGTAGTTACTGAGTATAACACTGTAGAGTCTAAAGTAACAAACATTAAAAAAACTAATGTTTCTGAAACCATTATAATTAACGATGATATTTATAAAAGATTTTCTACTCAAGAAGATATTTTAGTAATAAGAGATAATAAACTAATATTTTGTGTTGCTTCTGAATTAAAAATAAATGATCAAATAGCAAAAAGTCCAACCGAAATGATTGGCGAAGCAGCATGTATTGTTTATAAAATAGAAACAGTAAAAGAAGATAGAAATGTTTATGATTTTATGAGAGAACCATTTGGCTTGGTTGTAGCAGATTCTTTACTTGTATATAACGCTTATCCAGTAAATTAATCTTTAGGAAACTGGTACATAAATTCTCTAGTTTTTGAAGTTATGCCTTTCCAAGGTCCCCAATTTTTTCCACCATTACTCATTATGTAAGCAACTTGACAGTTAATTGATGGATTTAAAAGTTGACTAGTGTAGTCTAAATTATATTTTTCTTTTCTATCAGCATTAAGGTCACCAATCATATTTATTTGAAACAATCCGTATGACTTGTCTCCAGTGCTTTTATTGCCATTAAAAGCCAAGGCGTTACCCATTGATTCTTTTTTAACAATGGCCCAAGCCTCAACTAAGTGTTTATTTTCAAAACCACAAGCAGATAGCAAAGTTTTTAGTTCAATGTCAGTAAGTTGTCCTTTATCCTGATATTCAGCAAGGGTTCTTACATTATCTCTAGATGGTTTATTTAAATGATCTGGCCTAGAAAGCAAAAAAACCGCCTCAGCGGTAAATGTTGCATATTTATCGTTTTTTAGGTTAGTTTCAACACCTTGAGCATTAGAAATGTTCAAAAATACTGAAGATAATCCAAGACTTGCGAGCAATCCTATTAAAAATTTTTTATCTTTTTTCATAGTTCTCTCCTAAGAAAACATGACACCCTTGGTAGGTGTCATATATCAAGTATAACATCTATTTGCCAGCAAGTCAAATCAAAAATGTCATATTAGTAAGATAATACAAAAAATTATTTAAAATGATATAATATTTGTATGGCAACAGGTCAATCAAGCATATATAATTTACCATACCCACAAGTTAATGATAGTGTAAACGTACATGGAGATATTGCTTCTTTAGCAACTTCATTAGATAATACACTTGCTGGACTTGGCTTATCTTACATGAAATTAGATGTAATTAATACATCTGGAGCATCAATTGCAGCAGGATCTCCTGTATTTATTAATGGTCATGATTCAGGAGAAGATTTAACAACAATAGGAAAAGCAATTCCTACAACAACTTCACCAATATTAGGATTATTAAAATCAACAACAGCAAATAATGCACAAGGAATATGTGTAGTATCTGGAGTGTTGCCAGATGTTAACACATCTGAATTTGTTGCAGGTGATATTTTATACGTAAAGACTGGTGGAGGATTAACAAACGTTAGACCAGCAGGTGGTGCAGGTGCAGTAGCAGTTTGTGCTTACGCAGATGCATCTAATGGAGTTCTTGTAGTTACCGCCAAAGGTAACGGTACTTGGGGAGCATTAAAGAACGGTCTTTCGTAATTATTTTTTGAATCATGATATAATTACAGTATGGCCATCCTTAGAAACTCATCTCAAGATTTATACAACGTAGGTGCTAAACCCCCAACTGTTAAATGGACAGTAGTTCGTGGTGACACCTCAGCATTTAAAGTTTACGTAACAGATGATGAACAATCTCCTTTAGTTATAGCAGATTGGGACATTGCTATGAAAATTAAAAGACCAAACCTTACTGCAGATCTTGGAGTTATTACAGATAATGCAAATACAGTTATGCTCTTGACACCAGCAGCAGATGCAGATGATTTGGCTGGAGAGTTTACAGTTAAACTTGCAGCAGAAGAATCACAGAATCTTCAAACAGGAGATATCTTTGATATTGAGTTATCTGCAGCAGACATTGTTTGGACAGTTGCACAAGGTAGTCTAATTATCCTTGAAGATGTAACTGACTAATGGCAACAGCAATTATTGTTGATGACAATAAACAAAAGTTAAGAAGTATTGAAACTTCAGATTATTACCAAACCAACATATATTACAAACCTGGCACGGTAGAAATAAATTACATCTTACCTTTTAGAATAAGATTTACAACAATAACAGTAGAAGGATATGGTCCAGGTAATGTGCCCCCAATTCCTTTACAGGTTATTGGCTATAGCAACTATATTCTTTAGAATAGAGCATAAAAATGTTAGATATGATTAACGGTTTATTTTATGAAGTTATAAAGCCAAGTAAAACATTGGCAGGATGTATTGATGTATATGAAAATGTTTGGAAAAATCCGTTACAAACAATTGCAGATGTAGAAAAACAATGTTCTGATTCAAATAATAATCTTGATTGGTCAAAGGCAGCAATATTAAATCATGAAGATAACACACCAAATTATGATCAAAAAATAAGAACTAACTATGATCTGGGTATTACCTATCAATCAAAATTAGAGAATTATTTAGCACAACAAATTCATAATCAAATGTATACGCTTCTTCTTGCTACCACCATAGATTATAACAAAAGATATGGATTAGATTTTAATATAGAAAAATCGGTGTTGTGGCATGAAGATTATAATATGTTAAAATATTCTTTTGGTCAAGAATTTCATTCTCATTTTGATGGTGGAACTGATTCTGGTAGATATTTATCAGCAGTTTTATATCTTAATGATAATTATGAAGGTGGTCAAATTGAGTTTGTAAACTTTAATATAACAATTAAGCCTACTGCTGGAACGTTACTTTTGTTCCCCTCAAATTACGCATACCGTCACAAGGCCCATCCAGTTACATCAGGAACAAAATATGCAATAGTAACATGGTTACGTGATAGACCTTTTCAAGAAGAAAGGCATAATGGTGTAGAATAGACATATGACTAAAAAAGAAAAACCTAACATTTTTATAGCAACCCCAATGTACGGTGGGGTTTGTCATGGATACTTTATGAAGAGCATTATGGGACTAGTAATGAAACTAACCTATAAAGGATACAAAGTAACGTTTAACGATTTATACAATGAATCTTTAATCAACAGAGCCAGAAACACCCTTACAGAACTATTTTTAAGATCTGATGCTGACTACCTATTGTTTATTGATGGTGACGAAGGTTTTAACGCTGATGGTGTTATAGATATGATTGATGCAGATTTAGATATTATTGGGGCTGCCGTGCCAATGAAAGCAATTAACTGGGCTAACGTAGAAAAAGCAGCAGAATTAAAAAAACCTGATTTGAAAAGGTTTGGATCTTATGTAAACATAAACTTTGTTGATAGACAAGACTTGCATAAGGTAGCAGATAATCCTAAAAAACCATTAGAGGTAAAAAACATAGGAACTGGTTTGCTGTTAATTAAACGTAATGTTTTTGAAACAATGAAAGAACATGTTGGAAAATATAAAAGTGATCAACTAGATTTGGGTGGTATTAAAAAAGGTGAATACATTTATGATTTTTGGAAAACACAAGTAGACC